GTCTCTTAATTCGGACGGCTGCTTAGCTTCAGGAGTTGTAGTTGGAGTTTCTTTAACTTCTTCGTCTGGTGAGTCAATATCAATTGGGTCTTGACCTGCACGAGGTTGTAAATCAATATTAAAACGATCACGAAGCTCACGAGCAAAGGCTTTAAACTCTTTATCGTCTTGTAAAGCTGTCTGTGCTTTAACATTAATAACCTTGCCATCACGTTCTACAGTGTCAGACCACTCAAAACCATTCTCTGCAAGGAAGTCTGCAATTTCTTTATCGCGGAAAGGTGCACCCTTACCAGCGCGAAGAAGTGTGCGCTTTCCAGCACGCTTGTATGTGATTATTTTCTTTGGAGGTTGACCGTCATCTCCACCGCCTCCTGGAGGACCTGGAGGACCTGCTGGAGCAACGTCAGCTTCTTCTTTTTCTTCAGCAATTTCTTCATCAGTCTTGCCTTGCTTTGTTGCATCATATTCACCTGCTGGAGTTCCTTCAGGATAAATACGTTCTACATCTTTAAAGTTATCATTCCAAAACTTGAGAGCTTCTTCAGCGCTATCAAAATTAGGGGATTCACCAGCATCTGATGCAATAAACCAGTAAGGCTCTATTCCTTTTTTATCTACTCGATCAATAACATCGCCAGTTGCTTCATTAACAAGAGTGGTATCAGATTCAGGATCTACCTTCCATCCATCTGGGATAACTGAAGGTAGTGAATCTTTTTTAGCTTGCTCTTCTTGCTGAGTACCTTCTTCTTCAAAATCTTCGTCTTGATTAAGATTATCTAAAGATCTCTCAATATCTTCTTTTAATGTTTCAACAACTTCTTGATAGTTTTTATCTTCACCTGAATAATCTGAGCTATCTAAAATTTGTTTTAATTCGTTAAGGGCAGCTCTAGCATCATTTCTATTATTAAAATCTTTACCGTCAAAGTAGCTCTTAGCAATATCAGCAAGCTCATCTCTTACATCTGTAGAACCAGTGTTGGCATAGTCAACATTTCCAGCTAATTCAAATGGACGACGAACATCATATGCGTACTCTTCATCAGAAAGGCCAAGCTTTTCGCTAAGCTCTTTTGTCTCTTTTTCTCTTTTAGCTTTTCCATCAGATATGCGCTTGCGTTCTGCTTTCTTGCTTTTTTTCTTTTCTTCTTCAAGATCTAAAGTTCCATTAGCAATCTTACGCATAATTTCATTAGCATCTACACCTCTGAGAGCAACAGCATCTCTCCATGCTTCAGCGTTTACTGGCTCTGGAACAAACTCTTTGTTTTCGTTTAAAGAAAGAACATCTTCTGTTCCACCATTTTTTATAGATTCTTGTAAACCTTTAATAAGATCTGAATCTTCCCAGAAACGTTGTCTTGCAAGGGATATGGCATCTTCTTTATCTTTTTCTGTTGATTGTTGAGGCTTGTACATTCCTTCAGGAAAATCTATGTCCTCGTTCTTTGGAAGAAAAGAAGAGTAATCATTATTTTTAATAATTGAGCGTTTTTCATCTTTAGAGAGACCTGAAAGTGCTGGAATATAGTCAAGCTCTCTAACTGCATCTTCAAAAGAATCTTCGTCAGATTCATCTACTTCTTCTGCAGGAATATCTGCAATAGGTTTTTCTGGCTCTTCCGATACAACTTCATCAAAAATTTCATCTAACTTTTTAGGTTCTGCTGCTTTTTCTTTTCTTCCCTTTGAACGAGACTCAGTTAAAGCTTTTTCGTTATCAGAGTTGTTATTGATTGTGTCGTAAGCTTTTGCAAGAGCCATCTCTGTATCTCCACCTTGCTCGGAGATTGCACTTAGGATTGCTTCGGCTGGGACTTCAAATTCTTCCCCATTTTCATCTTCAAGACGGCCTAAACCAGTTGCAGGTGTTTTTGAGTTAACAGGCTCTAAAGCATCAACAAGAGCGTTTTGTAGATCATCATCGCTTTGCATTGCAGCAAGCATTGCTGGGTCGTCTTCAGTTCCTTCTGGAACGTAGTTATAGTTTGGATCTAAATCTATAGAGCGTTCTGGTACGTTGTATTTAAATTGATCTGAAGGAAGCTTTGCTTTTTCTTCTTTTTTCTTTGCTGCTTTCTTTTTTCCACCCTTAAGATCTTCAGCTAAAGCAACTGACTCCTCATCTTCCCCCTGCTCAAACTTTTCTTCATCATCTATCTTTTCTTTACGAGAAATTTCAGCTAAAGCATCTTTCCAGTTCTGTGCAAAAGCAAACTGAGTGTTTTCTCCACGCTTATTAATAGCAAAAAGCTTACGATCTGGATCCCAAAGCTTGCCATCTTCACCAAGTTTAACCTGACGAGGATCTTCTAAATCTAATTCTCTACTGCGCTTAATCGCTGCATCAATAAGATCACGAGTTTGTGGACTTGGTGAGTTAAATACAGTTACATCGAATGCTTCGTCTGTATATTTCTTTCCAGCACCCTTATGTGACTTATCTTCACGAAATCCTGAAGGTGCATCCATGAATACAAGACCGTCTTCGCCAACAACAGGGGCATTACTATCGATGTCCATATCTGAAGCACGCACCCAGCCTTTTTCTCTTGCTTCTGGGCTTACATCATCAAGGAATGCTTCTGGCTGCTCGCCTTGTGAGATTGGTGCAGCTACAATTCGACCATCTGGGAGTTCCATATCAAGAAGATCTGGGCTAAAGATGTTCTGACCCAAGATACGACCTGTGGCACTTGCCTTACCACCATCACGAAGACCAAGGATAAGTTTAAAAGTTCCAAACATTTCAGCGAAGCGACCCTTACGATCACGGCGCTGTAACTTTGCACGAGCAGAACGAGCTGCACGAGAGTTTCCATCACCGTAAGCAGCTACGAGTGCTTCTAAAGGAACTGTCCCCTGTGGAAGAAGCTCGATACGCTTCATCGTGTACATGTGCTCTGGAGAATCTGGATGAGACATCATTGCTGAAGCAATAAGAGCCTTAGCGTTGTCATCTGTAATGCGTGGATCATCAATAACCCAACGCATCTGAGCTTCTAAAATTGCTGAAGCTGTCATTGTGGTTAGTTTTGTAGAACGTGGATGTGAAACTGGAAGAAGATCTGTGTTAAAAGCTGTTAAGCCATTTACCTTGTTGTGTTTTGCAAGTGCAATGTAGTTTGATAAATCGGAAAAAGCTTGATGCTTACGAATAGAAAAAGGAAGTCCATTAGTTTTAGATAGAGAACGAGAGATTACTTTATAAGCTGCTCTTTTGCTAACACGACGAGAGGTAGAGGCAAACTCGTTGGCACTTTCTAAAATTTGAAGAGCTTCTACACGAATAATTCGTGCTTGCTCACGAGTAGAAAGAACTCTCTCGCTTGGATTAATTTTAGATTTATTGTTATATAGCAATTACTCTTCTCCTGCTATTGGAAGTAGATCGGCATCAAGGCTTTCTTTACCAAGTGATGCTAAAAGCGATGCTCTCTTAAATGGATTCTCTCCATTACGAACTGCACGAAGCCAAGACGCACGAATTGCGTGCTCTGCTTCATATCCATAGCCAGAATACTCAGCCATAGCAAGGATTGCTTGCTCTGGTGATTCATAATCTTCTTCAGAACCTAAATATGTTTCTAATTCTTGTTGATAACTCCACTGAGCTGCTAGCTCTGCAAGCTCTTGTTCGGATTGGATTTCGTTTCCGAGCTTTTCACCTTCGAGAACTCCGACATCAACGACGCCATCTGGAATAACCGCGAAACGACACTTACCCTCGTCTTCGACTTCCATGTCGATGATTCGGCATTGGCCGTTACCCATGTATAAAACACAGCTAGAGCACTTGACTCCGATTCCTTTGACATCATTTTCTGCTGGTGGTGTGTATCCTGCCCAGATTCCTGTGGCATCTTCATTGAACTTTCCATATTTGTCTGCAATCTCGATTAGCGCTTCTGCTAAATCGCTTTCTTCAGGAACCAAACCTGCTGAAGCTGCAATGGAGTTTGATTTCTTTGTTGATCGTGGGTGCTTAGCTGGAAGTAAATCGTTATCTGTTGTGTATGCAGGGTTAGAAGGCTTTCCAGACTTTAACAATTTTAAAAATGCATTAACACGAGCCATTGCCCATTGGTTGCGTGTCTTACCTGGACGATGTGAAGTGCTGTAGGCACCCGCACCACGGCGATAGACAGCCTTGAGCATTCCTAGAGTTGCACGACGACCATCTTTTGCTTTTTCATTGTGTTCTTTAACTTTATTTTGTAAAGATTTTTCTACAGCGGCAGAAAACTTAATTTTACGACTTCCAGATGCTGATCCCTTTTTATTTTTACTAGAACCTTTAATTTGATCTTTCTTTGGAGCTGGAGTTTGGGCTTCTGTGCGCTTTTTCTTTGCTGCAAACTCAGAATTATCAGATGCATCGACAGGAACACAGTTAGGAACCATTTTTCCGTCTTTACCCTTCTTCATACCAACTTGCTTATAGCCTTCCCAGCAAGGATCTCCTGCTGAAACAAGTGAAGTAGTTACAATGTCAATTGATTCATCAGACATTACTGCTCTTGCCCTTCTGCTGGAGCCTCTGACTCAATTCCTGCTTCTTCTGCACCTTGAGTTGCGGCATCAAGTGCTGCTTGTAACTCAGGTGGGATAGGAGCAACGGATGCTTGCTGTTGCTGTGAGCGAACTGTATTAATAACTTCTGGTGCAACGGCTGAAAGCATTGCTTCTGTAAATTCTGGAGTAAGTACGCCACGCTCTTGTAGAAGTCTTAGCGCAATTTCTTTTGGAGTAGGTGCATCTGCATCTGAGAAGCCATGAGCACGACGCCAAGAGTTTGCAGAGACAGCCATACGATCAAATCCTGCATCTGCATCTGTTGCACGGTCATTACGAGTTGCAATTGCTGATGGGTCATACCAAACAACGATGCGATTTACTTGTGTCTCTTCAAAACCATTTGCAATTAGGTATGGACGAAGATAAACGACTGTAAGAGCATCTGCAATAAGCAACATAAGAGGTTCGATGTGTGCCTTGTATAGTGACTCATCAATTTGCATTGCATTTGAGTACTTAACATTTGCAAGACCTGTTACAACATCCTTTGGAACATCTAATCCTTGCAGGATGCGCTCTAATACACGATCTGAACGCTCAGCTAGTGCTGGATCGAAAGAACGCTCGAATTTAAATTGTTTAATCTTGTCGCCAAGTTCTGCTGGGCCACGAATAATAAGTGGAACGACTGCTGATGCAGACTCTTCATCACGAATCGGAGTTGTCATTGCATCCATTAGCTGCTCTTCAAATTCATCTTCTGCTTCTTCGGCAGTAAAGTTTGGACCAATGCCATCTTCTGAGTCGTAAGGGAAATCTCCATCGCCTTGTGAAGCAACAGAAAGTCCGTCTGGCAAGTAAAGAGCACCTGCATTTAGACGTGAACGTGCAGTTGCACGGAATGTTCTGTTGAGGAGAAGAAGTTCGGCGCAGAGATCTAACAAACCACGAAGTGATGAATCTGCTTCATCAGAGAAACGTGGATGTGAACGCCACATGCGTCCAACAAATGCGTTCTTACCTAGTTTTGAATTCTTATCTACTCCACCTTGTGATGTAGTGGATTGTTCACGACGACCAATTACATTGAAACCGCCACGAGGATCGGTTGTTACTTCATCTACGGAACGAATGTCCCAAGATTCTGGCAAGTTATATGCTGGTCTTGCTGGCATTTGAACTAGATAACATTCACCAGCTACTGAAAGGTTGAGTGCAGCATCTCGTAAGAGACCTGCTTGTCCACCATATGCAGAGTTTAGTCGTGCAAGTGCACGTTCTGCTGCAGCTCCAAGACGATCATCAACTAACTCTGATTGACGTACAGAGATTGGAGTCTCTGACGGATCATCAACTACTGCTGCATAAATTCTGATACGAGATACAACTGATGCAACTAAATTAAATGCATATTTGATTTCGCCAATTGCATCGTAATACTCCCAAGCTTCTGCTTGCCATGCGCTAGATCCAGCAGAGCGACGAATTCTAAATTGTTCGAATTCACCCTTGTCATTAATTTTAATTTGTGCCGCTGCTGCGGTAAGAGTTCTAGGAGTTGAGTATGTTGCTGACTGCGCTGTGTTTGTGAAAACAGTTGTGATTGTTGACGGCTGAGACTTTTTAGGTTTTGGCTCTGGGGATGATGAGACTGGGTCATCATTAGTAAATATGCCCACGAAAGCTCCTTGTCATCTCAGTTGCGGAATATGAAGTCTTACTTATCTTCATATGCAGTCAACAGTCCTGCAATAGCAGATACCGCATAAACGGTAGCAACTATGTAGGTTACTGATGGAATAATGATAGCGGAAAGTACGAAGGCTGATCCTATCCAAAAGCTAAAACACCACTCACAAGTGGATAAATAACCGATGTATGTGGTCTCTGGAGGAAACTTTTTCCAAAACGCATTGCGTATGGGAGCTGTAACCATGTCACGAGTGGCTAAACGGGTTACACGATAAGTAGCCAGTCCTAGAAGGACAAATTGCAGAAGAGTTATATCTATCATTCTGTTGGATCCTGATTCGAGTAGACGGAGTTGTTCTGCCCATAAGGGTTCCAACCTCTAAGACGTGACCCGCAACCGCAGGAGTTGTCTTTAATAAAGGCTACAACCTTTTCAGACTCTGTTAAAACTGCTTGAAGCTTCCCATCAACGTGCCGATTAGTGTATTTCTCTTTAAAGACAAGTTTAGGTCCTTCTGGTGAATCTTGCGCTATCAAAATGCTATCACCTATAAGAACAACGCGGACCCTATCTACCTTTCGAGTGCCTTCTGGAGATGGTCCAGGTATGGTGAACTCGTCAAGACCTATAGAATTGGGTGGAGCAATCCAAACTAACGCTGGAAAGACATCTGACACTGCTCGCAAAAGGTTTATCCAAACTCTGTGTATTCATCTGGGATATAGAAGTCGTTCCAGCCTAGTGTGTAACCTGCTAAATGTAA